ACCACATTTATTTTATAATAAATTAGAGAATATATCCGATAAACCTATAAAATTTATAGACCAAACAGGCACTACAACGACAGTAAACGCTATAAACATTCCTTTACACACGCTTGGGGTTATACAGCCACAATTTTCAACTGTATTTTCAGAGGAATTTAACGAATACGATAATACTTTAATCGATAAAACACTATATTTTAATTATTATCAGAGCTATATCGAAAGCATTTTCAATATAAAAAAGCGTAATTTTAAATTTACACTTAAAAATGTACCTGTAAGGATATTGACATTATTGGCACTTAACGACATTATTAAAATAAAGTCCAGATATTACAGAATAAACGATTATAATTTTAATCTTAACAGCAGGGATTTATCGATGAACCTAATAAATTCATTTGATAATACAATAGGGGCTGTTTCAGTTTCACAAAATATATTTTATATAGATTCAGAAGAACAAGATGTTTCATTTTATGTTTACGGTAAAGATTCTGTAATAGGAACTTCTTTAAGCTATACACAAACAGGAAATATATTTACATTTGCGGTTCCTGAAAATACTCTTGATTATAGTTTAGAATATAAAATAACAATTGAAAATACAAAATCAACAGAAACGGTTACAATAATTCAATACGGTATATTATGATAGCAGATGTTATAAAATTATTAGGGAAGTCAGATTTTAAAGGAGCAGGTAAACTTACTGAAATTGCAAAAGGTAAAAACGAATTGAATTTAAGAACTCAAATAAAAAGACTATGGCTATTGAGAAACAGATAAATATAAAAGTTACCGAAAGCGGAACATCGAAAGCCATAGCTCAAACCGATAAGTTAAACAGCAAGTTAAAGCAGTTAGACAAATCAACAGGAGATGTAACCTCAGGGATGAAGCAAAGTTCTTTGGCTGTACTTGAAAATGGGGGTGCAATGGGGTTGCTAAATGATGCAACAGGTGGCGTTGCTATGACTATTAAAGATGCGGTTGAGGCAACAGGTTTATTTTCTAAAGGTACAGCTATAGCAACAATAGCTCAACAGGCTTATACTTTTGTTATTGGAACTACAACAGGAGCATTAAAGGCTTTAAGAATTGCGTTAGCTGCTACAGGCATAGGATTGATAATTGTAGCCTTAGGTTTTCTTATTGAAAAATTAATGAGCGCATCAGAAGCTACCGAAGAAGAGAAAAAACAACAGGAAGCACTTAACAAAGCTATTGACGAGGGCAATAAATTATATACAGAAAGCCTTACGATAATAGATGACGTTACAAAAATGCGTTTGCTACGTGCAAAAATATTAGGTAAAAGTGAACAGGAACTTTCAAAGATTGAGAAAGAGGGAAGCGAAACAAGACGTAAGGCTTATAAAGATGAGCAAGACAGATTATTAGCTTTACTTAATGATAAAAATGTAGGGGTTGAAGAAAGTAAAAAAATAAACAAACAATTATCAGACAATCAAAAAGCTTATACAAAAAGTTTAGAAGAGGAGCAGATAAAGCAACTTGAGGGGGAACTTAATACGGCAGATAAAAGACGTGAACAACAAAAATCAGATGCAGAAAAAAGAGCTGAAGCACTTAAAAAAGAACGTGAGGATTTCTTAAAAGCTCAAAAAGAATATCAAGAACAACTAGCAAAAGAATTATTAGATTTTCAGGTCAGTAACTCAAATAATGAATTAGAATTAAACCGACAAAAAAGACAGCAAGATGCAGAAAATACTTTATCTAATAATAAAGAATTAGCCAATAACATAAAAGTACTTGAAGACCAAAGAGTAAAAGATGAAGAGGATAGAGCAAAAGCCGAACTTTACCGTGAGGAAACATTGGCAAAAGCAAAAGTAGATTTAACAAATAATACTGCAAACCTAATTGGAGCTATTGCAAAAAAAGGAAGTGCGGTTGCTAAAGGGTTGGCTATTGCAGGGATTGTTAGAGAACAAGTTACATCAGCATCGGCAGCAATATCTAATTTAGTTATCGCAAACGCAAAGGCAGCTGCGGCATCTCCATTAACAGGAGGGCAGCCATTTGTTGCAATTAATACAGCAGGAGTTATTGCAGGAATAGCAGGAGGAGCAATTACCGCAGCCAAATCTATAAAAGATATTCTTTCAGAAAGTAAAAGCACATCTTCTGGAGGCGGTGCAACTGGGATAGGTGGAGGAGGTGGTTCCGCACCAAGCGCACCAAGTTTTAATTTAGTAGCAGGTACAGGAACAAATCAGATAGCTCAAGGTTTGGCATCAGGTCAAGCACAACCTTTAAAAGCTTATGTAGTAGCAGGAGAGGTAAAAAATGGTATAATGTTAGACAACAATATTATTAAAGATGCATCAATTTAATCAATTTTGCAACAAAACAATTAAAAAAAAGTTATAGTAATATGAAGAGTTATTTAGGTAAATATCAGAGAGGTAAAAATAAAGGGACTTATGGTATATCCTTTGTATTGCAACCGGCTATGGAGCAGACATTTATTGCACTTAAAGAGCACGAACAAGAAATAAAACTAAAAGTAGTTGATGAAGAAAAAAGGATTGTAATAGGATTAGTTTTAGAACCAAACAAACCTGTTTATAGAAATCAAGGCGGAGAGGAGTTTACATTGTCTTTTGAAGAAAAAGACATTGAAAGTATGTGTCATGATTTTACGTTATTTAATAATAACTCAAACTCTACAATAGAACACGATAAAAATAATCAATTAAAAAATGTTTGGTTTGCTGAAAACTGGATAGTAAGAGATGAAAAAATAGATACGGCAGTAGCTTATGGGTTGTCCCCAAAAATAGGAAGTTGGATGTCAATTGCTAAAATAGAGAATGATAACCTTTGGGAAGATATAAAATTAGGAAAAGTAAAAGGGTTTTCTATTGATGCAATGTTATCACTTGAAGAAGTAAATTTAAAATCACATATAGAAATGAGTAAATCAGAAAGTTTATTGGAACGTATATTATTAGCGATTACACCGAAGCAAAAAGAGATTAAACTTGGTAAAGTAAAAGTAAAAGATACGGATATTGTAATTGAATTCGAGGGAGAAGAACCAATGGTAGGTGCTTCGGTTTGGATGACAGCATCCGATGAAACAAGAGTCCCAGTTCCAGTTGGGGAGTATGTAATTGATGAAACAGGAGTTACTTACGTAGTTAAAGAAGAGGGTATTTTAGCTGAAATTATGCCACCAATGACAGATGCTCCAGAAAATACTCTTGCAGAAATGGGAGAAGATGGTAAAGTATCTAATGATGCAAAGATTGCGAGCGAAATCGAAAGTGCAATTAAAAGCATTTTGATTAAATACACAGAACAGGATGTTGTTATTGGAGAACTTAAAGCAGAATTAGCGCAAGTTAAAAATGAACTTGTTGAATTCGGAAAAGCTCCTGCATCAAAAGGAATTAAACAACCTGATACAAACTTTCAAGTTGATTTATCAAAAATGACATCGAAAGAAAGAATAGCATTTAGAGTACAACAATCAAAATTATAAAAAAAATGGCAACAAGATCAACGACCGTTTATGCGGATCAAAAAACTGTAGACTATGTAAAAGAGGTTGCCGTAGCAACTACACTTACAACTTCTGATACAGGAAAAGTAATTTATTTAAAATCCGCTACAGGTAGAGCAATTACATTGCCAGCGCCAACATCAGGTTTTAATGTTAGAATTATAACAGCTCAATTATTTGCTACAACGGCATTTACAATTGTAGCACCAAGCGCAATCTTAAGAGGTGGTGCAGTAGTAAATAGTGTTTTTGTACCGAGTGCAGGGACAACTACAATCACACTTTCTGCAACAGCAGAAACAATCGGGGATTACATCGAATTAAAATCTGATGGAGTTTCTTACTTTGTATCAGGAAACGGAGCGCAAGCCGCATCAATCGCATTTTCATAACTATTAATAAAAATATATAAATGGCTACAACAGTAACAGTAAATTCAAACTACGCAGGAAAAGAAGCGGGTGGAATTATAGGAAGTGCTTTTAAAGAAGCTGATACAATTACTAAAGGATTTGTAACAGTTTTTGAAAACATTAACTACAAACTTAATTTAAGAAAAATTGAGTTAACAGGAGGTAAAAGAGAATACACTTGTGGGTTTTTACCTAATGGTGCAATTGTACTTTCTGAAAAGGTTTTAGAACCTAAAAAATTCAAAGACGATTGGAGTGTTTGTAAAGAGGATTTTAGAGCGCAATGGAGCGAAGAATCAATGGGTGCATCTGCACACAACGATAACGCACCAAAAGATATTATGGATGCAATCCTAACTGAAAAGTTAGCACAGACGGCTGAAGAATTAGACGATAATATTTGGACTGGAGACGGTACAAACGAAACAGAGTTTGATGGTTACTTAAAATTATGGGCTGCGGATGCTGACGTAATTGATGTTGATTTAGCTACACCAGTAACTGAAACAAATGTTGAAGCGAATTTAAAATTAGCACTTGCAGCAGTTCCAGTAGCAATCAGAAGAAGAACTTTAAAAGTTGGTGTTTCGTCTAATGTTTATCAGGCGTATTCATTCCTTTTGATTTCAAGAGGTATCTTTAACGGACTTGGGGGAGATGCAAATACAACTATCAAAATAGGCAAATATGACCTTGAGGAAATCAATGGTTTACCTGACGATACAATTGTAATCGCAGAACCTAAAAATCTTATTTTCGGTACAGGATTATTAGCAGATCACAACGAGGTAAAAATGCGTGACGAGGACGAAATCGGATTACTTACAGGTTTGGTTCGTGGAACAATGGTTTATAACGCTGGGGTTAATTACTACAACGGAGAAGAGATTGTTTGGGCTAGAAACATTTCGTAATAATATTAACAACCCTCTTAGGAGGGTTTAATACATAAAAAATATGGCTTGTGATATTACAGCAGGACGTTTAAGAGCGTGTAAACAAAACATCGGAGGCGTAGGGCGTTTGTTTTTATTCAACAATATTCCAAACCCTTTTACAATCGTAGCAGGAATAATTACAGCTATTAATCCAGCATTAACAATTGTATATGAATATGAAATTGAGGGAGATGGCAATAACATAGCTGAAAATATGGTTTCTGATAGAAATACAGGAACTTCAGTTAATACGCAAACATCTACAATTTCATTAAAGAAAATTGATGCGGTAACATCGCAACAAATGAATAACTTAGCTTACGGTTTCCCTATGATGGTAGTTTTGGATCGTAACGGATTAGGTCATGCTATCGGTATTGATGACGGTATTGATTTTACAGTTGCTCAATCAACTGGAGGAGCAAAGACAGAAATGAACGGTTACACTTTAACAGGGGTTTCTACAACAGGTGCGTTATCTCCTAAATTCAATACTGAAACGTTAGAGGATTTTTTAGCGTTGGTTTCATAATTATTTTTTTTTAGAGTTTAAGTTTAAAAGCCCTACTTAATTAGTAGGGTTTTTTATTTATTTACGTTTATCAAACGAAAGTGTTACATCTAACTCAATTTGGTGAGTAAACTCAAACACATGAGATGAAGAATATTTATTGTTATCAACTTTAAAAGATAACAACTCAAATTCTTTAAACGTAGCCTTTAAGTCTATTAACTGGTCTTCCCAATAATACGCATCGCTTAATTTTATTATTGACTTTATTTTTTTTGTAGATACTACCATAACTATTTTATGCTTTTCTTATTAATAACTCAAACCTCCAAAAAATCCAATTGAATTTAATATAAGTTAATTTCTTAAAAGTATTTTCTCCTGTAGGATTACGTGTTTCAAACCTATAATTGGTAATTAAAACGTAAAATACATCGGAATTAAATATATCTAAATAACTAGAAGATTTAATTGAAGTTTTATATCTCATGACTATTTAATTTTATCTTATTTCATTATAAAAATTCATTAATGACTTACCATCTTCAAACTTTAAAATTAATATTTTTTCAAATGGTTGATATAATATTGTATTTAAACCGATTATTTTATGATTTCCAAGCTCATCATCGTTTGTTGATATTTCTTCACTTATATTTTTATAATCAGGAATAGGTTGTTTTGATGTATCAATAATGCTTTCTAATTCTTTAATCCTTTCTTTTAAATCTTTAATTTGAATTTGAAATATTAATTTGTTTATTTCTGAATTACATTTACATAACTCATCAATCGATTCCTTTGATAAAACCTCTATTAATTCTTTTGGTTTATCATTGTAAAAAATTACATATAATAATAAAGACAATAAAAATATTCCTAATAAAATAATTGCGATTGTGTTTGATAAAAATTCATTCATAACTCTATTTTTTAATTTCTATAATTCCACCGCCATCGATAAATACTAAATATTCTTTATTGTCTACTGAAATTATTTGGTATATTCTAAAATTAACTCTTGTTGATTCTACCAACTTAATCCTGTTACTCATTTTGTATGGTTGCTCCGCTTCGTTTGCTTCTTTGCAAGAAAATAAAGTAAAAAAGAATAATACTAATAATGATGTTTTCATAATATAAAAAAATTATCCCTAACGCTCACCACAAACGAAAGGGATTAATATTGTTTCTGTGGTGAAGTACAAATATATACATATTTTTAAAACCATTGCAACAAAAACGGCTTTTTTTAGTTATAATAATATGAAATACGTTAACGCAAACGATACAACGCATACTATAAAATTGATACTTAGAGAATCAATTTCTTCTGTTACGTTTGCGTTGTATAACGAGTTTACACAAATAACTACAACTGTAACAAATACAATTACAACTTCAAATGGAATTACTACAATGTTGTTTGATTATGATTTTGAGATAGGGGATAGTTTTCAGTTTAAATTAATAAATTCCGATGTTGTTTATTATAGAGGAAAAATAAAAGTAATATGAGCGGACAAGATATTAGACTAATACAGTTAAATAGTTACGAAAGACCACCTATTGAAGAAAATAAATCAAAAGGTTATGTTCTTAACGGTCGTAATAACTCTTATTTTCAATACATAATCGATAGATACAACGGTAGCGCAACAAACTCTGCAATTCTTAACTCTTATATTGATTTAACTTATGGTCGTGGAATAGGAGCAAGAAACGCACGCACAAACCCTAAAGATTGGTTACGATTTAACGCAATATTGAAGTCAGAGGATATAAGAAAAATGATTGCTGACTTTACAATATTTAATGAGTTTTCTTTTCAGGTAATTAAAGCAAAAAACAAAAAGGATTTAGGTAGTATTTTACACTTACCTAAAGAGAGAGTTGTCCCTGCAATTGAAAATAAAGAGGAGGAAATTGAAAAGTATTTTTATAGCAGAGATTGGAAAAAAACAACAACATATCCGCCTTTAGAATTTCCAACATACGGAACATCAAATAAAGAAATTGAAATATTTGTAGGACGACCTTATAAAGTAGGTAAAACTTATTTCAGTGATCCTTTATATTTGGCTGGATTACCTTATTGCGAAATGGAGGAGGAAATAGCTAATTATTGTGTTTCACATATTAAAAACGGTTTGTCTTTTGGGTACATAATTAATATACCTGACGGCAAAAGTTTAACAGAGGAAGAAAAAGACAGACTAGAAGCTAAAATAAAACAAAGGCTTACAGGCTCAAGCAATGCAGGTAAGTTTGTATTGTCTTTTAATGGCAGAGATGCGGAAATAACCGTAACACCTTTACAAGTTAATGACGCTCATAAGCAATGGGAGTATTTGACAAGCGAAAGTAGACAGCAAATTATGACATCGCACCGTGTTGTAAGTCCTATGTTATTTGGAATTAAAGATAATACGGGATTTGGCAACAATGCCGATGAATTGAATGTGGCACGAGAGCAACTTATTAAATTTGTAATAGAGCCTAAACAAAGATTTATAATTGAAGCTTTAAAAGAGATTTTAGAGCATTACAATATGAATTTAGACCTTTATTTTAAACCAGCTACAGCCACTACAGTACTTTTACTGACACCATCTAATCTTAATTGATCAGGCATTTTAATAATCTAAGTACGTCCGGTCTGAGTTAAATAATAAGATGCTTTTCGAGTATTGTCAAACACCAACCCCCATAAGGGCAAGAGTACGAGGTTGTTGGTACGTTGAAACAACAGCACCCGTGGAAAAATCTCTCCCTTGCCCAGAAGTTGGATAAAATATTCTCGGATGAGCAGCTTTGCTTGCGCTTGTGACAACTCCACTTGTACCCGCAACAATATCTGCTTCTGCAGCACTACTCCCAAAGAGTTGAACATATCCTATTAATCCTTTTCTGAAAAAGAGAGGTGAGGCTCCTTTTGCAAGGTACACAAAAGCAGAAGCCGGGAGAATAATATTCCACAACCCAAATTCTGCAATTAACCCATTGTAAGTAGCTGCACCACTATTTTTGTTTCCGA